GTGCTGCGAGTTCTTCACGGGAAAGCTGGTGCGGTCGGGAAGCCTTGCCCTTCGCGCCCTGATCTGCGGTGCCGGTGAACTTCTTCTGATCCATCGGCTTCAGCTCCGGGTACTGCGAAAGGGCTGCCTCGATCGCGTCCGTCACGGACTGCGCGTCAACCTCACCATTGGCGTCGACATCAATCTCTGAAACGTCGATCACCTTCATTGCCAGGGCGGGGTTGTTCACCGCGCCCTTCAGTGCGGCCTTGAGTTCGGCCTGCACAAGCCGCTGATTGAAAGCCGTCTGGGCTTCCTCGCGTGCTTCGCGTCGGGCCTGCTCGAGAGCCTGCTCAGCGGGCTCCTTGTTCGCGTCAGCGCGTGCCGCCTCAAGGTCGCGGGCCTTCTTTTCCGCGTCTCTGCGTGCCTTACGCTCCGCTGCAAGAGCCTTCTTCAGTCCTGCGGTCGGGTCTTCCTGCTCCGACGCCTCTTCTTCAGAGGTGTCGGTGTCGGTTCCGTCGACTGCGATCTCTTCCGCGTCCGTCGTCTCAACGTCGTCGGTCTCGTTCAATTGGAATCACTCCTATGGATGGGATAGAAAAAGGCGACCCGTCACGGGTCGCCTAGACACCCCATACGGGGTGATTCACCGCTTCACGCGGGAAACTCAGTGGAGGTAGCCGTACCGCTGCAACAGTTCGCGGGCACGCTCCGGGGAAGTCGCCATGCTCATAATCGCCTCGGGCATGAGCCGCAACGTCGAGGTGCGCCGGTAACGGTCATTACCGATCCGGTTCGCGTTCAACACCTGCGACCGACCCCACACACCACGCGACGTCGTACCCTCCTGCGTCGCATACACCATCAACGGGGAACCGTCACGAGACGTCCCAATCTGGATGGGCCGCAACCGTGCAGGGGAGAACGTGCCGTCCGGATGCTTCTTCGCATACGTGTACATGCCACGACGCGCATTGACGACCTTCACCGGGTCAGCACCCAACCGGATCGCCTCAGCACCAGCCTTCGTGAACACCCGCTCCTGCTCCGCCGCCGACAACGACTCGAAATAGTCGCCCGTGTCACGGTGAAACCCGTCAGGCACCTCATCATCGAACAACCACATCGACGTGCACTTACACCCAGGGTGACGGTCGAAATCGACCCGGTACCCCTTCACGCCGGCGAGGATCGCGCACCTCGAGCACGCCCCAGGTTGGATCACACGCACCGAATACCGGGCACCCCGCCCGACGCTCAACGTGCCGTCAGCGGCCCGCCCAGCATCCCGCACCAGCGTCCCCGCCATCACGGACATGAACGCCGCACCAGCACGGAACGCCTCACCAACGCCCACACCACGCCCAATCAGCGTCTTCGTGGTCGTCACAGCCGCATACAACTCCGGGGCGATACTCCGCCCCTCACGCGTCGCACCACCGAACGCTTCCGGCACCAACGACGCGGGTTCCATATCGGCACCCAGCAGCCCGCCAGCCTCCCGCACATACGCCGAAGACTGACGAGCCGCCGCAACCTGCGCCAACGTGACAACCCGCTCCACCTGCGGGGCAATCACATCCCACCCGGCGTCAAGGTCACCGCCACGCGTCCGATTCCACAACCGCAGAACGAGCCGCGACGCCCCATTGGACGTCGCTACCAGCCGCGCCTGCCTGTCACTCGCCAACCTCGTCAGAGCCGTCATCAAAGGCCCCCTGAACCGCCGCCTGCACCCCAGCACCCAACGCCTCGTCGAGTTCCTTCTGACGCAGCTTCATGATCCGCCGAATCTCCGCAGGGGAACGCCCGTCAAGTTCCAGCAGGTACTCGAACGGGTAACCCATCTGCGACTTCTTCACCAGAGCATCCGCCAACTGCGCTTCAGACCGGATCTCCGGGGACTCCCAAACGATCTTCGCAAGCCGGGTAGCCTGCGCCGTCTTCGCGTCGCCCTTCACGAGAGCCACCAGCCGCAGCACCTCCCGCAGTTGCGGGTCAGTGAACGTGATGAACTCCCCAGCCTTCTTGTTCAGGCCGATCTCAGCGGACTTCAGCGCATCACCGGACAGGTTCGAGATGCCCCTGTTCGCGACAAGGTAGTGCGGGGGTGTGCGGGTCTGCGCCGCAATGTGCCCCACCGCAATCTCAATCGTGTCCGTGAAGATGTCGAGGCTCGCGGCCTTCCACGAGTCGATCTTCGCGTTATCCCCAGTGATGGTGATGAGGCGCCGTTCCCGGAGATCCTTCATGTCCACCGGACGCTGCCCGATCGGCTTACCGTCCGCATCCAGGATGGGGATCATGGGCGGCTGAGTGCCAAGCATCACCCGCGCATCCATCGACGCGTAATCCGCAGCCAGGAACAGGTACGCCCACAGCAGGTTGATAGCATCCTGCATCGGCATGACACCCTGAATCTCCGACAGCGGGTCACCCTTCAACGTCGGACGGTTCTGGATCTCCACCACCGGCACAACACCCAGCTTGTTCGGCACAGGCCAAGAGTCGTCAGCCGCACCCTCACGCGGCTTCCACCCGCCCGATGCCGCGTACTCTTCCCGCTGCTGCTCCGACATCGACTCGAGCTCGTTAGCCGGCGTCACCCTCGGACGAATCCACTTCCACACGTCATCCGCCGTGTACAGGGTCGCGTACTCGTCGTCCTCATCCACCCACGTCTTCAACGCGGCCGTCCGCAAACGCGGATTCTCCCAGTCGTACTCAATCTCAACCGACGACGGATGCTCAAACGTGACAATCGGCTCCCCATCAGAGTCGCCCCACACAATCACGAAACACCGCTTAGCAGTCAGAGCCGTAACCGCACCCTGCGAGAACTGAGCATCAAACTCGTTCATCTGCAACGCATCCCACAGCTTCGACGCCGCACCCTTCGGCATGTTCGTCACACCGATAGGCTTCAACCGCTCAGCCTCAGCGTTCACAACCGTCCCGCACCAGTTGTCGGAGAAGTCCGCATACCGGGACGCGTTCGCCTTCTTCCACTCATCAGTCGCAAAGTTGAGAGGCTGATCGCCCTCGTAATACGACTCCGCCCGCTCAATATCCGGGCGACGGTTGTTCAGGCGGGTGTAAATCCGCTGAGTCAGTTTCCGGGCCGCATCCGCGTCCATGCGCCCTCCAAAGGCTCAGTAATAAATGAAGTTGTCCGGCTTCGCAGCCAGGGCACCATCCGCGATCGCATCCATGACCGCTTCATGCGCAAGAACCGACGACATCGCATAGTCGAACTTCTGATGCTCCTCAGGCTTCCCGAGGATGTACTGCCGCTCCTTCGTGAGCGGATTCAACGCACGAGACCGCACAATCGCATTACGCACATGCGTGGTCGTCACCGGATCACCGTCATGCCGGAACGGGGAATCCGGGTTGTACACATCCCCCCGGAACCGCTCGAGCGCGGCGTGCATCTGCGTCACACGGTTCGTGCGCCACCCGATGAACACCTTCTCCCCGTACAGGGACGCCCACGTGTCGATCTCCGACTCCCAGAACATGACGTCGCAGTACGCACGCACAATCTCGAACCGGTTCGCGAGCTCGTCAACAGCAGCGTTCACCTCAGACTTCGGGATACGCCCGTTCCAGTCACCCGGCTCCCACAACGTCGGACGGTTCGCGTCCCCATACGTCGGAGTGAACTGGTACTGGTCCAACGTCTCCAACCGGATACCGGTGAAGTCGTTGTTGTCCGACCCGTCGAACCCGAGACACACCCGAGTACGCGGCGCCACCTCCACAGGAGCGCTCTTCGCATCCCACTTCGGCATCTCAAACCACGCACCCGACCCAGACACAATCCGGTTACCGAAGAACCGCTCAGCATCAGCCGGCGACGTCTCCAACATCTCCGCCGCTTCGCCCTCAATCGCAGAGAGCGACACCCACGGGGCTGCACGGTAGTTGAACGCGAAGATCCTCGCCCGATCCGACTTTTTCTTGAAGTCCAGATCCGCGGGGGGCTGCTCGAAGTCCTTATTGACGTCCTTCGACTTCGACTCGTAAGTCCGCTGCGCCACCGAGTTATCGGCAGGGTTCCACGCGTTCGTCGTCTCGATCGCACGGCCACCCATACCGGCGAGACCCTGACGCTGCTTCTTCGCCAGGTTCCAGCCGCCGTTCGTCTCGAGCCACAGCCCCGTCTCATCCTGAACAACGAACGTGACGCGCTGACCCAGACGCGAGTTGCCCTTCGACGTGACCGCATCAATACGGCCACCGTTCGGAAGCCTGATGAACTCCTCACCCGTCTTCGGGATCACCTCAGACAACGGCCCCAGCTCGATCATCGGCCGCAACGCGTCGTACGTGTTATCGGTCTGATCCTCAGTCGTCGCGGTGATCTGAATCAGCGGAGTCACCCACGGCTTACCCATCGGCTCGCCCGGCTCATACTCGTACACCCACCCGCAAGGGCACCCGAAGTCACGGCAGTCGTACACGTCGCCGGGCTCAGCGAACCCCGCGAACGTCGCCGGCCCCACACCCTCAAGGCACACGAACGCCGACACCAGCGGAGACTTGCCCCACTTCTGCGCCCGCACCAACTGCGACCGCCGGAACAGGAACGCATCAGCAGGCTTCACCCGCCGCCCAGCAACCATCGCCCCAGCCGGAAGCGCGTCAGACTTCACCGAGTAATGCGACAGCACAAACCGCAACTGGTCATCACCCAACAGGAAAGGCTCACCACGCGACTCCTGATCAGGAATCACACAATGAGCCTCGATCCACTCCGCCGTAACGAACATCGGCCTACTCATTGAGGGCCTTCAACCGGTCCCGAGCTGACTGCCGGGCAGCAGGCGCATTCGCCTCCCCGCGCCGCTCAGCAACCTCATCCGCCGCGATCTTCCACCGCAACTGACCCATACCAACCGTCGACAGGCCCAACTCCGCCTCCATGCGAAGCACAGCCGTCTTCAAACCAGCAGACGCCTTCTCCTGAACCGACTCAAGGAACGCACGCACATACGCCGCCACCTGAAACTCAAGGCCCAGACGCGACCACATCACACCCTGCGGCTTCCGCCACAGCTTCGCCCACAACGCCACCTCAGCCGCCAACGCGTCGGGCAACGGGAACTCGGGGATCTCACCCTGAAACCCCTCAGCAGGCAGAGTCGCCCACTCCTTATCGCCCGCACGATCGCGCCGCAAAGCGTTCGGATCAGCCGGGGGGCCACTACGAGCCCGAGCACCACCAGAAGTCATGTGACATCACGTCCTAAGCATCACGCTCGGCCGCATCACGCGACCACGGAACAGTCGAACACCCCTACGAACAGGAGCGGTTTAGAACACTTTGAACCTGCCCGACACCCTTTCGCCCTCCCCGGCGGTACTTTGCCGGGGGGGTTGGATGGGGTCTCCCCCACCCCTTCAAGACGGACTGTCGAACATCCGTTCAGGTGTGCCAGCCTCCGGGCTGGTTGTGTGCGGTCTCTGTGTCGTGACAGGGTTTGCATAGGCCGCGGCCAGCGTCAGGGTCGTTGGGGTTGAGTCCGAGCTCGAGGAGTTCTTTGCGTGACCGTGGGTAGTGGTCCGCTACTGTGCTGAATGCGCGGCGGCAGAGGACGCAGATGGGGTCTCGTGTGAGTACCGCCGTGCGGAATGCCTGGTGTCCGGGGGTTGTGTAGCCTCGGTCCCTGCTGGTGCCGCGCGCCTTGTCCGCTTGGCGGGCGTGTTGTGGGCAGCGTCCACCCTTGCCGTTGTGGAGGGTGGGGCATCCGGGGATGTTGCACACGCGCATGTGCACCTCGGGGTCGAAAGGGAAGAGTAAGAGTCCCGCTAATCCCGGTTACAGGGATAAACGGGGAGTAAGGAGTGGAGCTGCCGGTAATCGAAACCGGTGTGTCCGACCACCGAAGACATGTCAATGCGCCGGGTGGTTACGGCGTCTTCGGGTGTCGGGCCTTTCCTGTCAGCCCCGTGGTGTGGTTTGCGTCGTCACCGCGACGAGATACAGCCACCCCCGAGGGAATCAACTGGTGCGTGACATGAAGTGCGATCGGATGATCTCAGCCACGCGCACCGCGTCATACCCGAACCGGTGTACGAGTTCTTCAAGGCTGGCCGCGGCGAGTTCGTTAGCCATGGCCTCCCACCCTTGGAACCATGTCGGCTCGAGGTGTCCGGCGCGGAACGGTGTCAGCCGGTACAGGAACACGTAGAGCGACGTTTCCGCGTCGGCGTCTTCGAGGCCGCGCGCTTCGATCATCCACAGGCCTTGGAGTACCGCGGATGGGGTGATGATGAGGCCGCGGAGGTTGAGGGCTTCGACGGTGCCCTCGATGTATGAGAGTTCGTAGTCAGGTGGGTACTTCATCAGTCATCGTCCTCGTCTGTGCGTGCGTACCGTTCCCGGTGCAACACAGCATTCAACAGCCCATCCGTCATGAACGAGGACTGCTTCTCACGGGTGGCCCAGAAGAACACGGAGTCGTTGTTGTCCATGTCTGCGAGGGTGGTGGTTTCGGTGACGAGTACCCATGCGCCTGTGAGGTCGCCGTCGCATTCGTCGTGGACGTGTGCTTCGATGGCGGCTTCGAGGGCCATCTTCGTAGACTCGCTCACCGGATCACCTCGTACTGCCAGAAGAACACGTGGTGTTCGCCGCGTCCTTTGTGGGGGCCGGCGTGACCATCAGACAGGTAACAGGTGAGGGAGTCGTAGTCGAGTCGAGTACCAGGGTTGCGGTACAGGGCTTAACTCGCGCGACTTGAGCCTGTGGGCTTGCCTGCGCTTCGGTCAGATCCTCAGCCCTCGACGTCATGGTCTCTCCAGCCAGGCTTTGAGTTCGTCTTCCCACGACGGCAACACGGACGCGTGGAACACAGGCAACAGGAACAACAGGGCCAGGAACCCGGGTGCTGCGAGGACGAGGAGGCACAGCAACCACACCGCCGCGGTGATGAGGCCGATACCGACAGCGGCGATCGTCACCCAACGCCACATCAGGAAAACCCGATGTACTTCGAGTAGTCGTCCACGATCGCACCCTTAGCGCGCAACGCGTCCAGGTTCTCCCGCCCGTGGTGTCCACAGAACGAGAGCTCAGCACCGGATGGGAGCAGGACGAAGAAGTAGCTTCGTTGTCCGCATTGGTCGCACGCCACGAAGATGTCGTCGTCCATGAGCCACCGCCTACCAGTCGGGTTCCCACTCGCCCTGAGCCACAGCCCGCACCAGCATGTACGGGCGCGGATACTTCGGCGGGCTGCACATCACACATTCGGGGATCGCGTTCATGGTGATCGCGATGTTCGCCTCGTCTACGTAGTAGCGGGTATCGGTGAGGCAGATGTCTGCCATGCATTTCCCGCATCGTTTGGTGGCTGGGTTTCCGCACGTCCAACACGTCGCCATGACGCACCGCCGTTCGCGGTAAGCGACTACGAAAAGGTAATCAGACCAACTTGATTACCTTTTCGTAGTCGGGAAGGTCCGATCCGCCGCCCTCGTCCCCGCTTTCCAAAGGGTCAGGCTCGAGGCCCGTAGTGTTCTGTGCCGGGGGTTTGGCGGATGGAAGATAGTTACGGTTCGACGAACTCCAGCGCGTACACGCCTGAGTCCTTCACCGTGAACGTCGTAATGGACGGCTTCGAGTGCTCACCGGTCTTGTTCTCGAACCACGCGGAACCCGCGTCGAACATCGAACACGACACAATCGCCCGACCACGCGACTCCCGATAACCGGGCTGGTGGAAGTGCCCGTGGCAAACTATCCGAGCATCAGCCATCGGAGACCGTGTAGACGCAGCCTGATTCGCAACCCACTGCGGGATGCGGTCATACGCTCCCGCATGGTGTCCGTGAGTGAACGCCACCACCGTCCCCGCGACGTCCACATACGTGACGACGTCGTACTTAGACGGGGGATAGTGGAACGTCAGGTTGAACCGGTTGGGGGCGAGGAGCGCGAACGCTTCCTCCACCGTCTTAGCGATCCCGATGCCGTGGTCTCCGTAGCCGACCTTGCCCATCGCGTTCCGAACCTCGCCGTGATTCGACGGGACCGCCGCGACGTGCGTCTCACCCGCATACGGGGCCAGGGTCAGGATCGCCTCGGTGAGACGACGCTGCCACGCCTGCAACTGCTCCGGGAACTCGAGCGTGTTCGTCGCGATCTGATTCGGCGCCGACGACGTAATACCCTCAACAGGGTCGCCGTTGTCCGCGATCACCAGAACACTCGGACGCTGCTGCTTGACCTTCCAAGCCACCTTCGCAAGAGCCTGCTTGTACCGGTTCTCGAGGTCGTCGGGGCCTGTCGAGTCCGGGCCGTCCTTGCCGAGCTGAGCGTCTGCGAGACACACCACCATCGGAAGACCTACGGTCTTCGCCGGCTTCATGGGCTTCGCGGGGCGGATCAGTGACGCAAGCCACTCCGCGCCGGGCGATTCCTCATCGGGCGTGATCCGCTCGAACTGGAAGAAGAAGCTGTACGTGTCTTCACGGTCGTGGTGGGTCTTACTCCACTGGCTGACTTTTCCGACGATGCGGAACGCATCAGGGTCTAGCCCGGCGAGTGTCAGTAGTTCCCGATAGTCGGTGACCATCTTGCGGACGGGGCCGGTCGCCGCCGTCCCGCCGCTCTCGTCGAACTCGGCGTGCTGCTGGAACTTCTTCGGCGGGGTCGGGACGGTCAACGCATCCAGGTCATCAGCGAGCGTCACGGTACTTCTCCACCGTCTCCCGCGTAATCGGGATCTCGTTCTTCCGCAACTTCGCCACCAACGGGTCAATCATCACGGACGTGTCAGTGATGTACTCCATGACGAGATCCCGGGTTACGGGGTCGGTGGTTTCCAACCATGCCGCGAACGTTGCGGGCTTCTGTCGGCGCGCTTCTTCAAGGTCGGCGCGGAGCTTGTCGAGTGCCACGGTTACCCCCGTGATTGGGCTCCCCCGACGCAGGGGAAGCGACGGAAAGAAAGGGTGTGGCCCGCCAACGGCTTTACCCGGCTCGGGCCTGTACGGAGCTCGCGCTGTTCGCGGTCTTGGCTCACTGTTGTGCCGGCGCGCTCCTGTGCGTGCCATCCTGCAACCCGGTTATGCCGCGTACGACTACCGAGGAGGTCTGTTAAATGAGAAAGGGCGGCGAACAGAGTTCACCACCATCACTACGTATAGTGCCACAAGTGCCACTTCACCGCAACCCCTGACCCCGAGTTTCTTTCTCGGCCTTCAGGAGATCCGGGAGATTGAGCCACAAAGACCGCATCGGGCGCATCGTTCGCACCCTGCCCTCACGCACCCAACGGTAAATCGTCCGCCTCGCCCGAGGTATCCGCTCGAGCGCCTGCTTCATCGTCACCCAGTCGTCCCGCAAGTTCCATCTCCTGAAGCATGGCCGCGACAGAGAACGTGTCCTCCTCCGCGACGTGTTGACACAACATGCACTTCACGACGATCCGGTCCCCGTCGAACCGTGGCGGGTGATACCGGAGCGCCATGTGTGAGCATCCCGGGCACCTGATCCACTGCACGTAATGGGGGCGGTCCTCCCACGGCCACCGTGCCCGCGCGGTCTCCACCTCACGGGTGAACACCATCGCAATGTCGGCACCTTGGATGTCGTTGGCGGCGTCCTCGAGCTCCGGGTACCCGTTCAGGTCGAACAGAAGCCGGCTGATCGCGTCGGCAGCCAACCATGTTGGGGGGAGGCCGATATGCCCGTCCCGTGTGGTGGCTACGGTCACGTCAGCGTCCGCTGATTTGATGTACCCGGCTACACGCAACCAACTGATGAGGGTGCGGGAGTGGTGCATGGCCCACCCGAACCGGTTGAACTGGTCCACCGTCAGATACCCGACGTCACCTTCAGGCATGCTGCCCCACCTTCCGGGCCGCCTCGTGAGCGGTGTACTGGTACATGAGCGCGTCGGGCTTGCCGAACTCGCCCACAAGGGCGGTGACGTGGTCCCGGATGGTGTCTGACTCGTGGAACCACTCACGGCCCCTTGCGAGGTCGCGGGAGAACTGGCGGTGACGCCTCGCCTCCAACTCGCGGGTGCCGGGTTCAACGGCCAGCAGTTCCGACCCGGGCGGGTAGTGCCGCGACCGTTGCGTGAGGTTCGACGTGTAACCGATCTTCACCTGACCGTTGATGCGGATGTAGTAGACGACCCCGAGCATGTCGGGAGCCTTCCGCCGCAGCGGCTTCTCGGCCGCTTCCCGTGCGCGCTTCGTTTCCCACTTCTTCCGCGCCTTGACGTGCATCGCCTCCGACAGTTGCGGCATGTAGACGACGCTCTCGAGGTTCGCCATGATCTCCACCTGACAAGTCAGGCAGATCGACCCGTGGCGGTACTCCTCTTTGAGCTCGGGGTGTTTGTAGGTGCGGTGGCGTCCCCATGAGCACCAGAGCGCGTTGCTGCCCTTGCGGATTCGTTTCCGGCTGCGCTTCCGGAGCTCGTCGACTGCTTCGAGTAGTTCGTTCGTCATGAGTCCCCCGTCAGGCAGTTGCGGACACGGTTGACGATGATCGCCTGACGTGCATGGAAGTCGAGCAATCGACTCCCCGCGGGCCGTTGCGCCGCCGCGACCGCGGCTTCGATCGCCTCGCGGCGCCCGATACTGATTCCTTCTTCGAGTCCTTCAAAGTAGTCGCCGTTCTGTTCACCCGACACTAGAAACCCCCTCAGCCCGAACATGCTCGAGCAGTTGCTTCCCAATCCACTCCGTATACGCAGGGGGAATAGCCTCAGCACACCCAACCCAGTCAGCCCACGGCATCCCCATCGCGTCCCGGGCGTCATCCACCGATGTCGCCTTCGCGCCCCGGGAACGACCGTCCGGGCGGAGGACCTGCTTCTTGTCCGGGTGGTCCCCATACACGCCGACCGGTTGCCCCTGTGCTGCGTGCTGGCACGGCATCGACATGACCGGGATGTTCGACTCGAACCAACGGTGCCGGCGAACCCTCAACCCGAACGACGACCCGCACAACATCACAGGGTCGACCAGTTCCCGTTTCGCCCCGTCCACGTTCTCGATCACATACGGGAGCCCCGATTCGGTCAGGAACTCCCGAACCGGCCCGATCAACTCGGGATGCTTCGACTTGTCGGGGGTGATCGTGGAATACGCCTGGCATGGGGGCGACGCGTGGATCGCATCAAAGTCCGTGAGGACGTATTCTTCCCCGCCGAGCTTCACGGGGGTTCCGAGGATGTCGGACAGCAGCAGATCCCGCAGCACCACCAGCGCATCGCCCTGATGGAACCGGAACGGGTAGTTCGGTTGCGGGTCGATGTCTACCCCGACAACGTCGAAGCCGGCACGGTGATATCCCGTACCGGCTCCGCCCTGACAGCAGAAAAGATCAAGTATCCGTGGCACCAGTAGCCCCTCCCCTGTGGCATCCGCATTCCGGTACGTGACAGAACCGGTCACCCCCGAACTGCCGCCCCGGATGACACCCCTTGCACCGCCCGCACACGTCACGCGGCTCCGGGGCCTCCAGGATCGCTTTCAACATCGCCCGTGTCTCCTTAGACGGGTCCGACCAATGACGCTTACCCATCGGTCAGAACGGGGTTGAGTCGTCCCCGAACGTGCCGGGGCTCGTCCAGGAATCAGCGGTCGCCCACGGCTCAGGCTCCACGGCGGGCCGCTGCTGACCACTCGCGGCGGGCGTGACCGTGCCAGCCTTCACAACCAGCGGGTACTGCTTCTTCCCACTGTTGTCCGTGTAAGGGTCGGTGACCTGCTTCCCGGTCACGTCGACCCGGTCACCCTTGGAGAACCCGCCCCACTGGATGTCGGCACCGTAGGCCCCGGTGACCCTGTGGAAGGTGCGGGCTACGGTCTGCCACTGGTCGTTGTCGTCTTTGCGGCGGTGGGGTTCTGCGACCTTGATCCCGTAGGTGCCGTTGCGGCCCTCCAGGATCTCCTCAACGAAACCCGTGAACTCAATCTTCGCCATCTTCGTCTCCTGTGTTGTCGTCTGGTTCGTAGTCGCCCCGCGCCTGGCGGAGCAGAAACACCCACGAGAAAGCCCCCACCGTGACTAGAGCGGTGGAGGCTAACCCGAGGGTTATGAGAAGCGGGAGCAAACCCGCAACGATTGGGTTCATGGGATCTGCCTGACCTCGAGCCGCACCGCCGGGGTTGTGCCCTTCTCGTAACGGATGACAGGCATGTGCTTCACCATGTACTCGGGGGTGTCGTCGGGGACGATCCCGGCGTCCACGAGCCCGTCGCATAGGGCTTTGAGGGTTGCGACGGGGTTTTCCGCGTCCCGCCGGCGCCGGTCAGCGACTTCCCACGTCATCGTCACGTCGACCTTCTGTGAGGGTGGGAACGTGGCGAACGCGTTAGCTGCGGCCTGTCTGACCATTGCGGTGAGCTTCGCTTCCTGCATCCGGTGTAGGCGTTGGTTCATTGACAGGGGTGGTCGGGGCCAGTCGAACGTGACCAGTCGGTAGGCGCTCATCGCTCGTTCCTTTGGTGCATTCCTGCATGTGTTCTAGGAGTTCCCATAGGCCGGGAGGGTTACCGTGCAACCCGTGAACCGTCCCAGCCGAGGTGAATGTGGTGTGGCAGGTGGGACACGGAAAAGGACCGTTCACGCGACCTGCCTGCGTCGTCGTTCCGTGGCAGTCATCCCACCCCTGATAGAGAACCGATCCCACACCGGGGTATCCGCCGCGCACATCCCACGAACCGGGCACGACGCGCAAACCTGCTTCGCCTGCCGAGTCGGGAACCACGCATCCTCCCCCTCCGGGAAGAACAGTTCCGGGTCGACGTTCGCGCACGCAGCGTCATCCATCCACGACCGCGAAACAGTGCCCTGCCCGCGTTGGGTGGTGCAGTCCTGGCAGTAGCCAGTCCGGTTCGCACCGGTCTTCACCTGCCGGACAATGCCGCATCGGGGGCAAGCGCTAGGACGGTCACCGCTCATCGTGTTCTCCTGTATCGGGGGTTTGCGGGTAGGCCGAGGGTTCGGCGGGTGTGGGCGATGGTGGCGACGGTGGGCCATCCGAGTTCGGTGGCTATGTCGGCGTCGCACATGCCGGCTTGGACACGGTTGCGGACGATTTCGGGGAGGTCTCTGCCTCTGCGTTGGCGGGTGAGTTCGTCGCGGAGGACTTCGCCGGGGGTGATGCCTTGCCGTTCGGCTTGTTCCTGTATCCGCCATACGTCGCGGGGGTCTAGGTCGACCATGATTCTCACGGTTGGTCTCCATGGGGGTAGAAGAAACGGCCCCCACCATGGAAAGTGAGGACCGTTTCGGGGGTTGTTAGGTCTAGGACGCTTCGAGTCCCGAGAAGTCGAATGCCTGCTGCGCCAGACGCCCCACTGCCAGGTCACAGAACCCGCGTTCCAGTTCGATGCCCACGCCGCGAATTCCTAGGTTGACAGCAGCGCGCAGCGTGGACCCGGACCCAGCGAACGGATCGAGGACGGACTGTGCGCCGGTGGCGGCGATGCAACGGGCGGGAAGCGCCACAGGGAACGGCGCCGGGTGCTTACCTGTCATCTCACGGTCGATGCCGAGATCCCACACATCGCCCATACCGGACGCAGCGTGGTCCACCAGCTTGAAGTCAGGCTTAGCGAACAGAAGGATGTACTCACCTCGGGTGCAGAACGCGCGGAGGTTGACGTCGATCCCGGTGCCGCGGTTCCAGATAATCCTCTGTCGAAGCGGGATGCCGAAGTCGTTGCTCAGCGGATCGCGGAGAACGCCGTGTTCGACGCGTGGGCGGTGGTTGTAGAAGACGCCCACCCTGGCGATTCGCCAACATTCGACCAGAACCTCGCGTTGCCATGCGTCGTAGTCGGACTGTTCCATCGCGTCGTCGTGCTCGCCGTAGCCGTCACGGAACCGCCCGGCCTTGTTGCTCGCGCCCGGCCGGTACATGCCGCGGCCGTTGCCGCCGGGGACCAGCCCCATGTTGTAGGGAGGGGAAGTGACCACGATGTCGACCGACTCGTCAGCCATCTTCCGCATCACGTCCAGGCAGTCCCCGTGGTGGAGTTGCACGTACTCGTCTTCGTAATACAGGCTCATGTTCCCTCTTCGCATCTGTGGCAGGGCAGCGGGTATTCCGCGTGTACCGTGCACGTTCGTTCCCGTCGCACCTCCGGAACAGTCGACGCCCTCCGCTTCACCTCAACCTGCACCGACTCGAACGCGAGACGCGCAGTCCGGCATGGTCCGCACGGACGATCCGTCCCACCGGGATGGTTAGGGCAGAAGGGCGCGGGTGCCCCACCCTCTTTAGAGGGTGGTATCCCTGTCCCTACCCCTATCCCTGCTTGGCTTTGCTCAACTTTGCTAAGCACTTGCTTGGCACTTGCTTGCCGGTTGCTTTCCCGCTTCGCGGCCCCCAGCACCCCAGCCTCACGACGCTTCCGCGTCAACTCATCCCGATCCGCCTTCGTGAACTGATGCTCCGCATAATCCCGGATGACGTAATCCGACCCGTCACGAGCCACCAGCGGTCTCGTCGGGTGGGAACCGGTCAGCTCGGCCAGCACGTCACCGGGCCACATGAACTCGGCCTCGTCAGCCGTGAACCGTCCATCGTTCTCAGCGATCCGGGCTTCCCCGTTCATCTCGACGAACGCCCACTTTGCGGAGTCAGACAGTCGCCGGAACTTCGGGTGACGGTGCACGTCGATGGGGAACGTCATGTACAGGCGTGAATCACGTGGCATGACCCTCCCTAGTCGTTTGTTCGGATGGTGGGTGCGTGTAGCAGCGCCCACCGGATAACGCCCAAATCCACGGAACACACCTCATGGATCTCTTCCACCGTGAACCCGTGATTGACCCAGAGGGCACGGATTGCTGCGTCACGTGCCGGGATGCCAGCACCGGACGCCATACCGATAAGGTTCATCACCCACGGATCAGTCACGAATCGTCTCCGTTCGCGAGCTTGAGCAGCACGTCGGCATGGCACGGCTGATCGAGCGGACACCAGCACGCGAGGTCACGGCCCGCGAGCTCGGCACGCAGGAGGGCGAGCGTTTCGGTGTCATACTCATGGGCGCCGAACGGGCCGGTCTGGAGTTCGAACGCCTCTACCGCCCACGCCCGAGCCTCGGAGGCGTCCGCGCTCACGCCCAGAACATGACTGCCCCGAACGATGTTGGCCATGGTCCCGTCGATGAGACGATCCCTGGTGATGCGATATGGGTTGCCCCACTTCGACGGACGCGACACGATCACCGCATCCGGGTTCTCCGCCCGCCACGGTCGCTGCCGGGACATCTGAATACGCTTAGGCATCACTGCTCCTAGAAGTTCGGCTCAAGGCCGGAAGGTTCAACACGCCCATCCGCGGTGAGCCACGACATCCCACCCCGCCACAACACGGGCGTGAGTGCGGGGTCGGCCCACGAGTTCACGGACCATCCGAGCTCGTGCCCCTCAGCGGAATGCGCGGTCCCATGGCATCCCGTATGGTTGCCCCACCCACACAAGAAAATGAGGTTGGTGATTTCGTGTCCGCCGCCACGGGACCGGTATTTGCGGTGGTGCAGTTCGGTTGCTTCCCGTTGCCCGCACCCCTCACAGATACCGCCGCACCGTTCTTCAACGATGCGGCGGGTTTTCGCGGGGACCGGTGTAGCACGGCCCATCAGATCGGCCTCAGATACCAGCAGTCGCCGGCGGGCTGGTGGCATCCGGAACACGTTGCCCCGTTCTCCATCCGGTACCGGGTCAACTCAGCCGCCGCAGCACACACGTTCCCCTGCTGTCGGCAGGCGATGACACGGTGGGTGACGTCGTCGGTGCAGGGGAGGGTGGCACCATGCTTGAACTCGCAGGATGGTCCTTCCCCGTTGAGGATGAGGATTTCGAGGTCACTGTCAGTCGTCGTCGTCATCGTCGCGCTCTCCACCCACACTCCGGGCAAACGTTGATGAGCGAACACATCGTGCACTCCTGCTCACCAGCCTCGATCCCCGCGTTTCCGGGAACCACTTCCCAGTCGAGGGCGATACCGCAGAACGACTTGCTGGGACCGCGCCGGCGGGTACAACGCGGGCAACCTTCGTGGACGATATCGTCCGAGGGTTCCCAGACCGCGACTTCGGCTGGCAGGATCTCGAGGTCTTCAGTCGTCGTCGTCATCGTCGTCTCCGTGTGTTCCGCAGGTGGGGAGCATGGTCCCGTCAACGTCCTGGGCTGTCCCCCGCATCGGGTTCACACCGCACCAGGCGCACGTGAACGTGGAGAACGCCATAGACCGAACCGCATCACCAATAGGGGAAGTCATGACGCGTCCCTCGCGGCTTCGAGAGCGGCGCGTCGATGCACGACGACGGCCATCAGGTCCATCGCGAACTCTTCGAGGTCGTCGGTTTCCCAGGCACCGTGCGCGATGTCAGTGGACTCGGAGTAGGGGCGCGCGGCAGTGATCGGCCACTGTCGGCGGAAACCAGCCGCGAGGACGACATCAGCGGCCGAACGCCACACGTCGCGCTGCCCCTCCGCCAGTTGGTCCCACGCCTTGCTGCCGACGTTTTCGGAGACGTCCCAGTAGTAGACGACCTCCGCCAGCGCCTCGCGCTCGCTTTCGTTGTTCATTGAGCATTCCTGTATGGTTTCGATGACTGCGAACGGGATACGCGCAACCGTGTACGCATGGGCATACGCTTCCTTCCACGACGGAAACACGCGCCGTTCGAACGGGGCGAACGACAACACCACCCATTCCGTGTCCTCCTTGAACACGATCGGGTTGTTGGGTTCCTCGAGTTCTGCGAGGGCGTCACCAAGACGTTCCAACGGATTCATCACGACCCCTCCGGGATAGGTGCTGCGGCCCAGTGGTCGGTGAGGCTCGAACCGAGCTCGGAACGCTTCGCTTCAAGCGCCGCGCTCACCTCAGCAACCCCCGCGATACCGATCTGCTTCGCGTGAGTCTCGATCACGTCCAGACGTTCAGCCGTGGTCGCGATGGAAATCGCGTGCAGGGCATCAGCGATCTTCGACTTCGGGTCAGCAACCCGCGTCGACCTCGAACGCGGCGCCGCACCAGGCCCAGACGATGCCGCGTTCCCGTCGTCGTCATCATCCGGGGCGATCCCCGTCACCGCCGACAACGCGTACCGCTTCGCATACGTCACAGCCGAACCCATCTGCTGCGGGGTTGCTTTCTCCGGGTCCGGGAGAGGCCACGAACCCGTCACCGCCTCCCCCGACGTGTGCCGCAACTCGTACTCGAGCGTGAACCCGTCATCCGACACGCGGGGGGTGGTGATCCACGCAAGCCCCTGCTTCGCGAGGGCCGGCAGGACCACGGACACGATGTCGGCAAGGTCCGCGTACGTCGATTTGAAGGCGGGGTTGGTTGATCCCTTCCCGACCTTCGGCAGATCCGCGTGGAACGCGGCGAGGGCCTTCGCGAGTTCACTCATGACGTCACCTCCTCGTCGTCGTGGATCGACCACCCGCGGTCAATCCACACCTGTCGATACCAGCACCGACCGATACTGGGAACCTCGATCAGCGGCGGTTCGTCTACGGGTGACCAGCAGAACTGTTCGCCGCGCAGCAGCATGTCGCCGTCCGCGCTTCGGAGGATGACGCGGGAGACGCCATAGCGCCGCTCAGGCGTCGAATTGGGCTCATTCATGTTGTGCTCGTTAGTCCTTTGTGAAGTCGTATAGGCAGTGGTCGCACAGGCCCTCGGTCCCGACTGCGGTTTTCCCGTCGCGGGGGCAGTCAGCGAGGATCTTCGGGTCATCACGAAACAAGGGCCAGAACAGTGAGCCCTGACCCTTGCGGAGTTCTTCGACCGCTTCCCCCTCCGTGAGGGAATCCCACAACGCCTGCTGTTGAAGGACGTACAACACCCCGTCCCAGAACCCGCGTCGGTGACCGGTCTTGTAGGAGACGCCCATGCGGGTCCGGTCGTAAGCGCGGGTTTCTGCTGCGGCCTGTGCTAGTCCGTGGTCCTCGCGGAGACGGTCGGAAGCATCCGAAACCATGGCCGACCAGTTCATGCGAGCCTCGCCGCCTCGAGCGCGGCACGCATCGAATCGCGCGCACTCGTCGGACCAGCGACGAACGCCTCATACGCCGCCGTCACCATCTCCTCAGTGATCGGTGGGAGGGGGTGCCCGTCACGCCACGCCACACCGGCCATGAACGCGTCACGCTCAGCCAACCGGATCAGGTGGGTGTCTTCCCCGAAGTTGGCGGGGAGGTTCACGTAGGTGTCGGCCGCAGCCGAGACCGCAGGGTCAACGTTCATGGTGGTTCCTATCCGGTGATTCCGTAGACCAGGGCTGCCATGATGAGGAGCCCGGTTGTTATGGCGCGTCCGAGAACACGCCGGCGTTGACGTACAGCCCACGGGGGGCGATTACCAACCCACGCGAGAGGATCACGCATGGGTTGTCAGATCGTCCGTGTCCAGAAGTCAGGGTCCTTCTCAGGCGTGAACCCTGCCCCGGCGTCGTCGGGCGGGAACTCCGCCACCATCGCCTTGAACGTGTCGAACACCGGAAGGTCCGGGTAGTTGCGGATGACCAGCTTCCGCAGCCGATCCGGGACGTGCTTCGGGATGCGGATAGCAACGATCCGCGCCTTCATGCACCGGAATCCGCGGGTGCCGATTACGGTCTCCCCGTATCCCTCGATGACTCCCATGACCATTCCCGCCTTGTAGTAGTCGTTGGAGCCGTCGTAGTAGCCGTAGAACCCGTGTGAGCAGTCGCTGAGGGAGTCGCGACGTCGCCGCTCTTCCTCAGCGCGCTTCTCATCCTCGATCCGCTTTTCCTCTTCTGCCTTCGCCTTCGCGACTGCGTCTTCGACAGCAGAAGTCGTGGATGGCGCGCCGAGGATCGCGTCAACCCAGGATCGTTTCGCCGCCGAACTGCCGATGGCGACGGACCCGCCCGCCATCGCGCTCGACCCGAACGCGATGGAGCGGTAGTCGAACATGCCGCGTATCATCTGCGAGTACGGGTCTTCGCCCTTCCGGCACTCGGCGTGGTTCTCGCCAGGAGTCCACACCTGCTCGTAGGAAACGCCCGTGAGGCGCCCCAGCTTGTCCACCTTGAACGACCGGGTACCGCGGACGGTACCCGCGGCGAAATCAACGCCACTGAACTCTTCGCTGCTCATGCGGGCACCGGTTCCTCTGCGGGAGCCTCGACGGGCGCGGTTGCCGGCGCTTCCACGGGCTCAAGTTCGATGTGCTTCAACGGCTTGCCAATGTCACCCATGACGGGCTCCCTTCGGTTGCGGAGTGAATGTGTGGCGCCCTGCCGCTGACTCGCACAGCGGTGTACCGTCCCAGGGCTCTGCGTTACCCCGCAGCTAGGGTGCTTTCACTGATGCCCGCCAAGCTCGCGGTTTGACACGTCGCGGGTGGATTACCGCACTGGTAGCCAGGCGTCCCGCTCGCTGCATCGCGGGCTTCGTGGAGTCGAACCACGACGAAAGAACCGTCAGCCCTGCGCGTCCGCGCGCCTTCATCGGCCTATGCCCCGGGAGTCAAACGATCACACCGTCACGCCGTCGCGTTTCAGTGACCTATGCCCAGGGAGTCAGCAGCCGAACCATCAGCGCCAAAATATGTATCAGGCGTCATAACGCCTGACTCTTGAGCAGGTGACCCGTCAAAGTCACTCCTGCTCTTCCCTTTCGACCCCGCCCCCGCCTGCCCACTACAGCTACGGTTTCCTGTGAGTCTTGTTTCGCCTGCTGGGCCAGGGGCCGGGATTTGTGCTGGGGATTGAGTCATCCATCAGTACGAATCGCGCCATCGTTGACCGGTTCGCATCCCGACCCGGTGAGGGTTTTTGGGAGTCCCCGGCCCCTGGTGGGCCAGCAGTATTTGGTTGTCTTGCGTGCATTGCTCCGCCGTGACGCGGGTGTCCACCAGAAGTGGAGGCAATGCGAGGTGGGCTAGTTCCCGTAGCCGCGGCCCGGATGCCGCAGCTTCGCCATGAGCCGCCGGTAGGCCGCGCTGCCCGGCTCGTTCACGGGGATGTTGTTGTGGCGAGGCCCCGGCCCCTGCCGCATCCCGTGGTAGATGCCACGCCGCTTGAGGTCCGCCGCCATTGCCGCGTTCTTCGCGCGGTCTGCTGCTCCTGCTGCCATTTGTCCTGCTCCTTTTGCTTGTTTTTGGGTGTGCTGTGGCCAAGCCACCGACGAATCGGCAGCAGAAACCGGGGTTATTCGAGGTCTGGGGGTGTTCCCCGCAAATCGGGTTCCTCATCCCCGACCGTGAACGCAGACAACGTGTGAACGTCCGCGATGTACCAGTCCGGGTCGTCCCACCGGATCGTGTGCACAGTCCCCCGCGACTCGACAACCGCGCCGACCGTGTTGGTTCCGAGGTAGGTGACGTGTTGGGGTGCGACACGGTCGTGTGCGTGTTCCGGGGTGTTGTGAACCAGATACACGCGGGCACCAGCCGCCAGAACCGAGACGTTCATGACTGTGCCGCCTGCCAGTCGGCGCCGGCGTTGAAGATGCACTGCGCCAGTTCGGTTGCCAGTTCACCCATCGGCTCGAGGGTTGCGAGGAACTGACCGAACGCCACCTCACGATCACTCATGACCAGTCCTCCAGGTAGTCCGGGTCGACCGGGGCAATAGGGGCACGCTCATTCACAGAACGTTCCTCCGCGACCCAGTCAGCGAACGCCAACACGACCCCGATAGCGGCGATCAGCCACCACCCGTTCGGTGCCCACTGTTCGGGGTCCGTGTTCGCCCACGTGAGGAACGAACCGATCCCACCCGCGAGGAGGAACCCGACCGCGAGGACAGCGATCACGGCGCGCATCACGCACGCTCCGACGGAAGCGACTCGATAAACGCCTCCAGCTCGGTGTGCTGAATCAGCACGTCCTTACCCCAATACTTCGCGGCAAGGGTCCCCTCGCGGACGGCGAGTTTGATCTTCGACACGGCGACGCCGGCCTGAGCAGCAGCACCCTCATAGTCGTAAGCGATCGAGGACATCAGAGTTCCACCCCCAGCGCGTCACGCATAGCGCACGCATGGCGGAGGGAGAGGGACGCCGGCTTCCGCAACTGGTAGCCGATGGTGGACGGGGCGGCACCGATCTGCCGGGACAGCCACGCAACACTGCGCTGCTGCTCCTCGAGCTTCGCGCCGACAGCCGCCGCGAACCGCTCCTCGGGGGGTTGAACCTTGGTCATAACCCCAAACTACTGGGGGGCTACACCCATGTCAACTACTTTTTGGGGAAAACACCCAACTGCTTGTATCAGCGGCCCTAGAACCTGCCTCTATCAGTGCATGACCGCCATCAAGATCGCACGGAAAGCGAATACGATGAACTCCATGCGAACGCCCGACCTTGACGACCTCGTCGCTGAGCTGCACGCAGCGGTCAAGGCAGAATCTTCCGTCCCGAAGGTCGCGGATGCGATCGGGATGAACTACTACAGCCTGCGAGACAACCTACTCGGCAAGACCGACATTCGTTTGAAGACCGTCTACGCGATCCTCGACGCGATCGGGTTGACGATGGAGGAACTCACGCTGCGAGCTCAGTTGCGAGCAGAACGGTCAGAGGACTGACCCCAGCGGCTTCGCACGCCTCGTACACCTCGCGTACGGTTGGGCAGTCCTGTTGCATGCCCGCCAGTGGGCAGAGGCTGTAGCAGGCAGCGTATTTGGGTGCGCAGGTTCGCGTTTCCATGATTCCCCCGAGTATGGATAGCCCCCTGTCGTCGGGGGGCTATCACTCGTGGGGAGCGTCCCGGCGGAAGGGTCTTGAGGTGAGGGTATGGGATGCCGCCGACATTCAAGGGAACGATTTCCGAGCAGAATGCGCAGATGCCCCCCATATGACCGACACGGGTTGATAACGATTTGATCACGGCCCGTGAGGGTACCGTGAGAACGCTCACGTCTGTATGAACAGATGTGCTAGTAGGACAACTTAGCTAGCGACCTGTTGAACGGCACACGGCACGGGGGTATGTTGGGCGGTTACCCCGAAGGGGAAGGTGAAGCTGTATGAACGCGCAAGGCCGGCTGTCCAGGATGCCGAACCAGCCCGCAACAACGATCCGTGGTATCCGTGTCCCTGACGAGTTGTGGGATGACTCGAAGGTGGTTGCGGAGGCGGAGGGGTTTACGGGTGTGAGTGCGATGGTCCGGGATTGCCTCGAGGAACACGTGCGAGACCACCAAGAAAGACGCGCTTAAACGTCGGTGGCGGCGTGTTCGAGGATGGCTACCGATACGGCGTGGCCGACGTTCGTCGCAAAGAGGGAATCTCCTACGTCTCCGACACCCTGGAAGGCATATGTCTTGCCGTCGATGAGGAGTCGCACCTCGACCAGTTGTGCGCTCATTACTCACTCCCCTCGGCGGGGAGGAGGTCGAACAGCCCGCCCGCCCAATCAGGCGGAGGCGTAGACCCTCCCGGACCGTAGTCGGACTCGTCGAGCGTCCACCACTCGTCAGATTCCATGTCCCACACGTCGACCTGGCCGCAGCCCGGGCACCGGCAGGCGTGAAGGTCGCGGAGCGCGTGCCGCCGCTTGAAACGCCCAGCACCCACATCAGCAGCCCGCAGACCGATTGCAGTGAACGGTGCGCGGGGAGAGCCGCATTCGCAGCGGGCACTGGGAGGCGGGCAGATGTGGATGCCATCTGTCGACTCCCACCGGCTCCATTTCACCTCGCGGCCGTCCCACGCGACCGGTAGTGGGTGTGACACGAGGCGGAGCGTCATTACTCACTCCCCTCGGCGACATGGCCGAGGGATGCGGAGAGCTGCAACATCGCAGTCCGCAACCTGTCCACGCTCGCCTTCGACTTATACGCCCGCGACATCACCCGAGACGAGTGGCCAATGATCGCGGTCAGGTCGTTCTCGTCCACCCCTGCCGCATAGAGCAAGTCGACAGTGGTGTGTCGGGCGTCATGCAAACGAATCTTCTTGTTGATGCCGGCGGCTTCGAGGATGAGGGGCCACGTCTTCGTGATGTGGTCCGGGTCGAACGGTGTCCCATCCGGGCGGGTGAACAGTAGCCCGTATGGGTTCGTGGATGTTGCCCGGTACCGTTCGAGGATGGACTTGAGGGGGTCGACGAGGGGCACCACACGCCACCCTGCACGCGTCTTGGGGCGGGTGAGGTACAGCCCGTTTGTGAGGTGCCGGTACTCGAACCCGGGGGGGATCGGCGCGCCACTGGTGATGCGTTGGAGTTGCCACGACAGGTCTAGGACGTCTCCGACCCTGTCCCACTCGAGGCCGATGACTTCGCCCCTTCTCGCCCCGGTGAGGATGAAGGTCGCCCACAGCGCCCCCTCGGGTGATTGGGAGAACACTTCGAGGAGCGCGATCGCTTCTTCCAGCGTTAGCGCTTCTAGTTTGGGGACGGCTTTGACGGGGGCTTGGACGAGCTCGACGGGGTTGCGTCGGATGCGTCCTTCCCTCTCCGCGTCTTTGAACGCTGCCGCCATGATGGAGTGCGCGTTTCGTTGATACGTGGAGGATCGGCCGGCGTCGTCCATGGCGGTGGTGACTTTGCGGATCGTGGTGGGGGTGAGCTTGTCCAGCCTCACGTGGCCGATGGTGGGGAGGATCTGTTTGCGGATGATGGATTGGTAGGAGGCGAGGGTTTTCGGGCGTCTCGTTTTCGCTGCGTACTCTCTCACCCAGTAGTCGAACCATTGGTTGACGGTCATGTTGTCGGTGGGGAGGTCGCCGTGTTCTTCGAGTTGGAGGAGCATTTGGCGGGCGCGTCGGATGACGGTGCCTTTGTCTTTGTGGGAGATGACTTTGCGGCGGCGTTTGGGTTTCCCGGTTTCGGGGTCGATGGTGGGGGGGAGTTCTATGGCTTGTGCCCAGAGTCCGTTACCCCTCCGGTACGGCTTACTCATTGTGGCTCCGCGGCAACGGCCTAGGCATCAGCGGACCCCTCGGCGGCGCGGGCGGTGAGAGCTTCAAGCGCCTCGGCTGCGCGGTACAGCAACGCCTGGGTGGTGCCGCCGTCACCGTACTCGATTGCGCGTCTCCGCAACTCGCCTATCAACTCGCGAACGTTGTCGGGCATCACTCACTCCCCTCGGCGGCGGCGAGTGCTGCCGCCAGGTCTCGGCACTCTTCTGCGACACTGACAAGGAAGTCGGCGTGGCACGGGTCGTCCAGTCTGCACCAGCACGCAAGCTTCTTGCCGTACATGGAGACGCCGACGTGCGCACGGATGCTGGACCCGGGCGGGAAGTGCTCATCGAACTGTTGCTTGTAGCAGGCGATGGCGAAGTTCACCGCGCCGAGCTTCGTCCAGCCGTGTCCGACGTTCGTGTTGAACCGGCCCGTGTCCTGCACGCCCCAGTCGCCGTCACGGCCCTTGCAATGTTCGTACACGCGGAAGGGGTTACCGAGCCACGTTCCACGACTGACCTTTACGGCATCCTCGGGCATCTTCCATCCCGCGCGGCGGGAGAGTTGTATGCGCTGCGTCTGCGGTTCGGTAGACTCTGTCATGTCGACTCCTTACTAGTCGGCTCTTGCCCTCGGCCCGCGGTATCGGGTCGGGGGCTTCTTCTGTTTCTGAGGGTACTCCTGGCCTCCGACGTAACGTAAGCCATCGCGTAAGCCATACTATACCCGCCTATAGGGTTCTACGTGAGCCGAATCCCTTGATTTTCCGCGGCTCACCCTCTCATCCTACCCCATTCCGTTGGTTTCCGGTACCAAAGGTCGCAGGTTCGATTCCTGTCGGGGGCACAACACAGAAGAGGCCCCTTCCCTAGAAAACACTAGGGAAGGGGCCTCTCAGCACATACGGGACAGTCAGCGCGGGCGGGGGTTCGTAAGCCCGGACGTGAGCCGAGACCCCTTACGGTGCACCTTTGATCCTGTAGCCGTCTGTACAGCACAAAACGCGAAAGACGCCCCGCGCCCCACCCGAAGGTGAGACGCGGGGCGTCAATAGTATTGCGTCCGATAGATGGGCTACGCTGGCGCCCATGGGACTGAAGGAGCTGCTACTCGGGAAGACCGCCACCCGCTGCGCGGAGTGCGGTGCGCACGTTCCCGAAGATGAGGGCTTCCGCGTGCTTCCCATGCAGGTGTACTGCAACGAGGAACACGCGGTGCTGGACCAGCAGTCGCCCGCGATCTAGTCGGGCATCTCCATCACGCCGAAGAGCCAGATGTTGCTCGACGGGTAGAGCGCCGTCGTCACGTCTGCCGGGTGCACGCGGCGGACACCGCCACCGTGAGTCACGGTGAACTTCATGTCGGTGGTCGGAGCGGTCACCAGGGGCCGCGTGCTGCCGCCACGGCGGATGTATGCGCGGCACGACGTGTCAGGAACGGTGACAAGCGCGCCCGATGCGTCATAGAACTCGACCTTGACCTGCGTGGACGTCGTCGGGGAGCTCGCCGTGCTCACCTTCGGGGTGTACGCGCCCCGCCCGGTCAGCACCACCTTCTGCGCGTCGGCCGAGGGGATGCTGGCGTGCGTCAGCGTCAGCACGCCCGCCGAGAAAGACGCGGCAGTGAACGCGGCCGGCAGCACCCAGTCGGTACCGTTGTAGCTGACGTAGCCCTCGATCTCCGGGGTGTTGTCCCGAATCTGAATGTCGATCCGGTTGGACGCGAATGGGCTGCTGCTCTCCGCGACATGGAAGACGTACTTGTTCGTGCGCGGTGCGATGCTCACCGCGTACTGCGCCGCCTCCGGGATGGCGAGAGCCCCATGCGTCAGGGCCAGCTTGCCGGTCGCGGAATCGAACGCGATCGTCGTGAACACGCCATCCTGCGAAACCCAGTTCGTGCCGTCGTAGTAGACGTAATCCGACGCTGCGCGCGCGGACTGTGAGATTCGGATGGCGGTGCTCGTCTCGGTGACCGAGGTGCCCATGATGAAGCCGTGGGAGGCGAGCGTCTCGTCAGGGACTGCGAGGAACGCGACCGTCGTGTTCGCTCCGAGGCTGGCGTAGTTGATCTGGATGTAGCCGTTGACTCCGTCCCCGTCTGTGAGCGTCTCCACGCTGTCGATGTTCACCGGGCGGTGGTTGGTGCCGATCGGCAGAACGTCCCACTCTGCGCCGTCGTTGCGGATGACGCCGGCCAGGAAGACGTTCTTGTGTCCGTTGCGGGCGCTGACTGCCTGGTCAACGATGGTGTTCGCCAGTTCAGTCTCGGACAGTCGCCCGGAGTTGACAAGCGTGTTCAGGGTGGTCACACCGCCAGCCGCGGAATCAGCCGTGGCCGCGGCGATGAAGAGACCGTCTTCAAGGTGCGTCATCCGCCCGGCGCTGAGCGGTTTCGACGGGTCGTCGTTCACCCACGTCTGCTTGCTGTAAGCCATAGCACCCTCCTCAGTGGGTAAACGAGTTTCGGGTTAGAACCAGAACAGGAATCGGAAGATGCGGAGTAGGCGGATGCTGTTGGTCCGCGGGTGAGGCATCGGGAGCATCAGGCCTCACCCTTCTCGCTGCCACGGAACGCGATCGACGTCAGCACCGACACGGCACCAGCCAGACCCGCAACCGACAGAACCCCAACCCAATCGACCTCGAGAATGCCCGTCACCCCAGCGGTGAGCGTGGCAACAGCGGCCTGAGCGACAGTGGACACGGCACGGTCGAACGCGTCGACCCAGAAAGCCTTGTTTGCGTACTTCGACATTCGTCCTCCTAGAAACGACGAACGCCGCCCACATCGGACGGCGCTAAAGAGTGAGATGGGGGTTAGGGGAACACGACGCGCAGCAGGGCAATCCCCGCCAACACAATCGCCCCAATCGCGGCATATCCCGACGCGTACTGATGCCACGGCGTCTTCGCAGGGATACGCTGCGCCACAAGCTGCGAATGAGACATCGCCTGGTCAGCGGTGGACTGTGCCCGCTCGATCGCGGCACGGAACGTCCCGTTGACCTCAGCCTGCGTCGTGTCCCGCGCTTCGATGGACTGTTGGAACGCGGTGAACTGGCCTGACAGTTGCCCCAGCAGGAACACGGTTTGGTCCTGGGGGCGCATCGGGGGCGTGGCGTCCTCGTTCATGTCTCGTCCAGCACGTCACGGAGGTGCGCCTGCACCTGACGGGCGCGGAGCAACTGTGCCGAGATGGAAGCGGACGCATCCACAATCCGGTCCACAACATCGGTGATCGTCGCCAGATCTGCCTCGAGCGCGAGCCTGTCCGTCACCACCGGGGGGATGACCGGGTTCTGCCCGTACTCCCCCACCATCGCCCGGGTGAAGTCAACCGTGTTGCCCCACTGACCGTTCGACCACTGCTGCAACTGTGCCCGCGAGTCCCAGACCCCACCGGACCATGCGTACGTTTGGAAGCCCCACCGGATCTTCCCCGCATCAAACGCGACCTTAAGGGGGCCGAGGCCGGCGTACAGTCCAGTCCGGTCCAGGCCGATCACGGAGGCGATACCGTCCAGCGCGGCGAGGATCTTCGGCATGTCCGTAGCCGGTGCGTCATAGTCCACGTTGAAGTAGATGGGGAACCAGCGCAGGCCCAGCTTGTTCAGGAACGCTTCGGCGGCTTTCGCGACACGGACACCCGCGTCGAACCCGCCCAACAGTTCCTTACCGTCCTCCTCATAGATGAAGAACACGTCAATCCCCGCGCTGGTGAGTGCGATGAGCTCGGTCGGGCCGATGCCCTTGTTGGTGCGCCCGTCCAGGTACTTCTCCGCCCACAGGTACCGGCCCGCGAGTTTCACCCCACGGGAAGCGAGCATGGTCGGGTCGGGGCGGGAAAACGAATAGTCAACCCCGTGGGTGGACCCTGCCGGGGGGAACGCGAACCCATCCGTCGTGATACCCCAGATTCCGTCCGCCGTGATGAACTTCGACTTCTGGTAGGTGATGACAGCGGCGTCGGTCATCGGACCCCAACGCCCATCCACCGCACCCGTGTACAGGCCCGCGGTCTTCAGGAACGTTTGGATCTCAACAGTGGTACGCGTCCCATGGATCGCGTTGTAACCCATCAGTACGTCCCCAGACGCACAGCCTCGTCGTACCAGTACGTCGACACCATGTGAACGTCCATCGGAAGCACCGGGGCGGCGCCACGCTGAAACGCGCGCAGCATCGACCACTCCGCGGAACTGATGCTGCGAGACTTCCCCCGCGCCTGGTTGAAGAACATGAACGGCTTAGACCCGTCCGTTGGTCCGTAGTAGAAGCCCATCTCGTCCTCCTCGGGTTCGGGTTGAATAATGGGGAGCGGTTTGATGTTGATCGCCGCGAACTGCGGCACCGTCCACGGGTTGAAGTCCCCCACATGCCACAGCTCTTGCGGCTTTACAAAGTTGACGGTGAGGCCGACGATGCGGCAGAGGGCTACGAATCTGGCCCAGCCGAGGTCGCCCCAGTTCTGAACGTCGATCGCGCAGCACTCACGGCCCTGATACTCGCCGCCGTGGGATGACGTGCCGGGGACTGCCGCCCAGATGCCCAGGTCGGCGCGGTACAGGTATTGGATGCGGAGGGGGCGGTAGATGTTCCATCCGGGGGTGACGCGCAGGCGCACACCGTACTTCTCGTGTGCGAGGCGCACGAGTTCCTGCCAGCGTGCGGCGGTGCCGGGAGGGGCGAGGTGGAACCATTGCCCGTACTTGTCCCACCCTGACCCGAGGTTCACCATCGTGGACTCGTCGAGCCGGCCGTTAGGGATTCCACCCATGACCGTCTCCTTTCCCCCGGACGGCCCGGGCATGCGAAAGCCCCCGGGTCCTCATGGGGAGGGGACTACCCGGGGGCTTCGCGGCCTATTGGTCTACTTGGATTGTCGACGCCACCTGACGATCGTGTCAGGACTGATACGGGCGGCTTTCGCGGCTTCACGGATGCTGGACCGTTCCGCGAGGGCGAGGATCACAGCCTGCCACTCAGCATCAGCAGCATCCTTCGCCGCACGTGCGCGTTCGAGTAGGGCGATGTCGGTTTCGGTCACGGTGCCACGTGCGGTCACCCAGCAAACGTACCGAAGTCCGGACGCCCGCCACGCACATACGTGTCACGCCCGCAAACCTCGGGACGGTCACACACGGACTCGTCGTCCATGTGCCGCCAGTGAGCGACGAACTGGGTTGTGTCGAGGTCCAGCATCACGGTCTCCATGTCTGCACTGTACTGGTTGTCGTTACGGTTCACAATAGGCTTTCCCATAACACGCAGAGCACCCACCCACGACCCCTGATACAACGAGCTACTGAATAGCCGTCGCAACACCGGCCACGTTCAGGAACCGCTTCGGGGCAACCCCACCACCGCCCGACTCAACAAGCGAAATGTCAGCACCCGTCGCAAGCGGCCAGTTATCGTCCGATGGGGCAGTGAACGCGAGATTGGACCCCCCGCGAACGAACATCGGCTTGGTCCCCACCGTCTGAACCGGCGGGCAACCCCCGGACCCGAACTGAAGATCAGCGTCGAGACGCACAACCCCGCTCGAGTAGACACCGAAAGCCGAATCCGCAGACCCACCCATCACCACAGGCCCCACGATCGTCAACCGCGACGACGAACTGGTCCCGTTGATGCCATAGGTGGACGCGACTCCACCACCCGTCACCGAACCGTTGATCGTGACGGTAGCGGCCCCGGAGAGCAGCAGACCCACGGAACCGCCACCCGTCCCGCCGGTCAGGTCACCGTTGATCGTGACGTCCGCCGCAACCGAGACAGTGATGCCGCGACGACTCGCACCCGCACCGCCCGCAATGTTTCCGTTCACCGTCACGGTGGGCGTGCCAGTCGAGATGTTCAGCACCGCTGAAGTGTTCGTCGCGCTGTGGCTCGACTGGATGCCATCAGTGATGGTGATCGTCACTGACGCGGTCACGTTGAAGTTTCCGCCACCAGCAATCCCGGGAGTTGCGTTGGTCGTCTTCCGCAACGAGTTCACCGTAATGGACTGGTCGATAGAGACCGTGAACCCGTTGGCATACACGTCGTCACCGGAAGCGGGGAGCGTGCCACCGTCCCACGTCGCCGTCGCTGACCACAGGCCCGAAGCGACCGCGTATCGAATAGCCATCAGACTGTGATCCATTCGTCGCCGTCGACCCAGTTGTCCGGGTCGTCCACGCCCTCGGTGCCCGCGTAGCGCCAGTGATTCTTCGGGAGGTCACTGTTACGTGTCGCGGCCTGGGTTGTGTGAGGGTTGTTCGCGGAACCAGCCGCCACGGCCAGGTCCGTGAAGGACGCCGCGATCGTGATGGTGTCAGCACCGTCGTTCGGAGTGATGGTGACATTCGAGCCGGCGACGAGAGCCGCAGCCATCGTGTCCCGGACACCCTCGGCGTCCATTCCGCCACCAGAAGCAACGTCAACCCATGCGGTGTCGTAGTCGGTGTTCGAGGTTTTCGCGAGTACCTGACCTGTCGTGCCGCCCGTGGGGACACCGACACCGGGAGCACCGTCCGCACCATCGGCCCCGTCCGCGCCCGGTGCGCCCGGGGCACCGTCAGCGCCAGGAGCACCATCAGCACCGTCCGCACCGGCAGGGCCAACCAGAGAGTCAAGCCATGCCGCTTCGGTGCCTACGAACCCGTTCGCAACTGCGATCTCGTAAGCCGACGCACCGTCCTCACCGGGCGCACCGTCCGCCCCCGGAGCACCATCGGCGCCGGGCGCTCCATCCGCACCAGGGGCACCGTCAGCACCCGGCGCGCCATCCTCGCCGTCCGCGCCCTGAAGCGACGCAAGCCACTCCACCTCAGTACCCACAGACGGGTCAGCCGCGAACGCGATGTCATACGCCGACGCGCCGGGTCCACCCTTCTGCCCAGTAGGGATCGCGACACCCCTGGTCTCAACGATCGGCACACCAACAGCGTCAGTCACGAGTCACATCCAGAGTCCACTTGGTCTTGCCTCGCACAAACGTCCGCACTTCCGGCGTAGACGCCTGGATGTCGAACACCCCATTTGCGCCCATCGCGCGCGTCTGCGCCGACGTCGCAGAGATTAGGAGAACCCCTGTGGCCGCATCCGTTGCGTCAACTGTCAGCGTGATCGCTTCGTCCGCGTTCGCGGCTGTGCGCCACTGAGCCGCCCAACCGCCGTAACTCGACAGGTCTTCGCGAGCGCCTACCGGTTCGCCGCTCTCGTCGAGGACCGCGTTACCGTCAGCGTCAAGCTCGAAGTCTCCGAAGTAGTACGGCTGCGACCAAGCGTCACCGCCGTAGACCTTCTTCGCGGTGGGGTCGATGAACACGTCAGCCATGTCGTTCCCTCAATTCAGCCTCAAGACGTTCGACGCGGGCCAGTAGCGCCGCGATCTGTGCCGTGTGCAACCCGGTCTTGTCGATACCCGCAGGTTCGCCGTCGTCGTCACGCACCAGGAACCGTTCAGCGTCCGTCCCAACAAGGTCGTCCGCCATCGGCCCGATCCGCCGCCGGCCATCCCCGCCGATGTACTCCCACTCGAACAGTTCAGGGAAAACCGACGTGAGCTCAGGTGCCGGCTCAATGTTCTGCTTCAACCGACGCGCGGACGGGTCAGAGAACGTCCCCGGCACAACAACCGTGTCCGACGCCGTCCCCAACATGATCTGATCGGCAGCCGTCGTCGCCGCACCCGTCCCAATCGCCGTAGACGACTCAAACGACGAAACCGCCCCGTACCCGAACGCGGAAGACTGCGCCGCACCCGCAAACGTCGCAGCACCACACGCCGTCGCACCGAACGCGTCCCCACCAGACGACTTCCCCAACGCCAACGCCCGCGTACCCTGCGCGTTCGCGAACTCACCCAACGACACCGAGTAATCACCGTCAGCTTGCGACGATTCACCGATAGACACCGCCGCGTACCCGGTGGCTTCCGCGAACGCAGCAATCGCCACAGCCCCGTAATCGGTGGCCTGCGCCGACGCGGGAAGAACTATCGAGTTACTACCCGCCCCCGCGTGACCACTATCGCCACCGCTACTGCCACCGGACACCCACGCCCGCTGCTGCGCCTTCTTCAACCTGCGGGACTCCTGCGCCGGGTCCAGGAAATCATCAGTAGGCATCGTCCACCTCCGGCGTCACAAAGAACCCCATGTCACCCTTCAGCGCGATAACCCGCTTCTTGTGGTCACCGTTCGTCAACCGCGGATGCGTGCCGACGTTCATCCACAACTCACGCCCAACCCCAGCGAACTCAGGCCCACCCGGGTAGACGTGCAGGTCGAACCGCCACGCCGACGACGGGTACTGCAACACCGCATACTGCTGGTTACCCACCGACCGCAGCCGCGACTCAGTGTCCAGGTCCGAACGGTTGATCCACACATCCCGCAACGGGATACGGAACGTCGCCGGGATAGGGTCAGGCCCCCACTGCATCAGCGCCTCTTTGCCACCCTCACCGAACACACCCACACCAGTCATCTGGTTGATGCCGTCCCGCTTCACCCGCAGGTTACGGACAGGCGAGCTCGCACCCCGGATCGGGAACGACGTGACCGTCCCGTACTTCAGGCGCCCATCCTGCACCTTCACCTCATACCGGAGGTTCCCCGACGACCGGTACGGGCGCAAATACACCTCGCACCCGTCCTCCTCAATCTGCGTCAGATGGTCCTCAACGAACAGGCGCTCGTTGTACAACCACTCCGCAGAGAAGTCACCGGAAGCGTCCGCGGGAAGATCCAACGGGAACACCGCAGCAGCCGCCCCGCCGAACTGCGCCGTACTGAGAACAGCACGAACCGCGGCCGCCCGAGACCGACTCGAAACGGCCAACGCCGTAGCCGTCCCGCCCCCACCGGTCGTGTTATACGTCGACAACGGCCACAACATCCGGTTATTGAAGTACGCGCCCCGCAACTCCACCGCAGACACCGTCACCGTATCCGACGTGTCGTCCCAGTCGTCCTCCTGAATCACACCCGCGAACACGACATGGTCAGTCGGCGCCCACTCCTGCGTGATCGTGTACTCATTCGGAGTCGTCCACTCCTCAAGGTCAGCCCTCGAGACCCCCCAGTCCCCCACCTGGATCGTGAACGTCCCCGCACCCTGACCCGTCATACGAGTCATCCAATTCGACGACGAACACGGGACCGTCGCAACAAGGTTGCCGGTGGTGGTCTCGTAAATCCGGTTCACCCACTCGTCAACCATGAAACCTCCTAGGGCACGTACAGGGCGGGATCAGGCGCGAACAACGACAACCGGTAAGCAGCAGAGAAACCCCACACGTTCACCGCGATATCGGGCTTGTCCGCACGACGAACCATCGCCGCCTTCGTCCCCGAACCCGTCGTCACCGTGAACTCCACAAGGTCATGAACCGGGATATCCGACAGCGCCTCCAGCGCCGCCTCGAACGCGGCCTCCGAACTCGTCAGCACAAGCCCCTGCAACGAAATCAACCGCCCGTCGAGGTAACCCGGAGAGTCGAACACCCCATCGGCGGTCGGGCGCGGGGTCCGATCGAACCGAACCCCGACACCCTCAAACCACCCGGTAAGCGACTCAATCGTGTACGTCACCGCGGTAGTGGCATCGCTGTAGAACGTCAGCCCATCGACCGTTGCCTGCATCACACCCTCCGCATCATGAACGCCGCCTTCTCCGCAGCGATTTGGCCGATGTGCTCCTCAGACATGCCCGGCGCCGGCTGAATGGTCTGGTTGATGACAGCCCCCGCACCACCACCGAATGAACCGCCGCCATGCAGCGACTCGCGGAACGCGTACACGTTGTGCTGAC